CATACACCCTTAACACAGAAAGTGAGTGCGATTACGAGCAGTTTACTGCCCGCAAAGGCAATCGACTATCCGTAAGCTCTCGCTTGATGAAGCTCATTAGCGAAAATTACTTGATCACTAGGGATACCAAGCTGGCTACACATCCTATTATCTGGATGATAGACATAACCTGGGTCCACATGGTCTGATTTGAGAATTCTCTCAAGATTCTGATCATGCGGATTATCTCCGTGATAAAGTAACAACGCGAGCGCCACTGTTAAGGGGCTCCCATAGAAAACCATCTCTGGTTTTCCGGATTCCACTATGCTCAGAGACAATCCGAGCATGCTCATAATTGTGCTTGCTGGAAAAGAAATCCAACAAGCAGTGGAATCCCCCTTCGGTCTCTCTTCGAGCTGGGCCACGTAAGACCCAAACTCTAACCTCGTGCCTATGAAGGCGAGAATTCCATCTTCTCTTAAGATGAGATTCATCGCTTCCAGAACATGAGGCGAGACCGGAGAACCCAACATCGTGTCGATCCACAACCCGGAGTCCACGTCGAATACGTGGAGGTAAGGTGTTTGTGAGGCTGTCTGATGCATACCATAATCCTTTATTAAAGAGATTGTTGGATGTGTCTACAACAGCCTGACACGAAGCCGGGCTGTCGGCAACTAAGGTCTTGGGCTTAACAGGGGTTACATCGTAACCCTTGTACCCATCAACCCCGCAGGATTCCCTGAAGTGTCCTTTAACATAGCTCTTAGCCATGTTAACCTTCAATCCAAGGATATCCATAATGCGGATTAGTTGCTCGTACCCGTGTGTCGGCAATATAATATCATCGCCGAACACACGGACCCGGTTTCTAAGTTTCCAAATCTTTTGCCAACTAATTTCACCTTCAACCGAAGCGGTTAGGGCGATAATTAGAAAGACAAGAGACTGTACAGGAAACGTAGTAGCAGTTCCCTGCGAGGCAAACTTCTTAAGTCTTAAGAAGCTTGGATCCTTAGAGATGTCATCCCTAAGGAGCCTCGTTCGTGCGGCGTGCAGATGGTGCAGTAAGGAACAATGTTTCCTTAGTGCACGTTCCACGGTCCAACACGAAAGACGATCACTAGCATCGGATAAATCAACCGTCGCTAACGATCTATCTCGTGAAGCTTCAAGCACCAAGTCGTTCGACTTGCGCTGATCATGAAGATCAATAAAGTAACCATGAAAATGGCGACCAAACTGCTCATTCATGAAACTCAAAATGCTTTGTTGACACCACTGATGTGATGCCGGCTCAGCAGCAATGAGTCTAGGACCCTTATAGGTCTTAGGTACGCAAATCAACCGGCTAGCCAGTTCATGGTTAGACGGTCGACTCCGATCGGATCCTATGGTTTTACCACAGAACTCGAAAGGAAAGAGGGCTTCAAGCTTATCCGGCCAGAATTGGAACTGGGATTTCTCCCAATTCTTCATCCGTTCGGAAACTGCCCCAGGTCCATGTTTGAATCCAATACCCTTGCCCTCAGCGTCCAAATCAACAGCACGTTGATGAGGATCAAAGAAGTCAAAGGTACTGCACACGACATCAGCAACCTGCTGGAGTCGAGTGAGGAGATTCCGATCACTGGCCTTTGAACCAGAATAGTCGTAGTCTTTTCCAATTGAGGTAAAGGCTTCGTACTGGTTCGGGTCAAAGGTAGGGCCGTCAAGAGCTTGTACAAAGTGCAAGCTCCCGAGACGATCATCGGGATCCAATTCATCAAAGTACCACCCAAGGGTGGGTTCTCTGATGTTTCGTTCGACCACATGGTAGTTCTCCAAAACCGTTTGTATACGGTCATAAGAGCACTCCACTTCTAGCTTCTTCCCTAAACAGCAAAGCTGTCTAAGGAAAAATATGCTAGTCGGGTCGGCATCCTGACGCAAACATGCTTGCTTATCAAACACGCGCAACCAAAGTCCCGAGAATAATTTCGGCACTTTGACTTCCTTGGAAACCACAGAAGTAAGTGGTCCCTTGGACGTAAGGCGTCCGCATTCTAGACCCTCTAGTAAAAGAGAATCTAGGTGAGGAAGGTCAAGCATAAATAAAGCTTGACCACGTGCCTGACACTGAAGGGTGAGTTTCTCAAAATCGAGATCCAAACCCCTCATAGCAGGGTACGCTGCTTGGACATCCTTTAGGATGCCACGCACGACATGGAGTAGAACACTTTCTTGGCTTTTCATACATTTCACCTTTCAGTGGAAGGTATTCCAAGTCACAGAAAGTCAGCAGCTCTTCGAGGATCTCAACTCTCGAAGTTCATCAATTTGGTGATGTTGGCATTGGTTGACGCTGTCAACCACGCAAACAAAGCCGCGGCATCGTAAGTGGGGTCAGCCAGGGTATCACCCTGCTGGTTCTCCATAACGATGTATGTCTTCCTTACGGTCGACAAAGTCGCGGGAGCCACCGGAAAAACAGTCTCGGTAAACTCGACATTGTGACGATCAATCATCACTTTGCGAGCCTTATCGAGATAGCTGCTGTTCCGGATCTTCAGCCGGAACTCATTCGTAGTCGAACGAAGAAGGTACTCGGAAGAGTACTGATCTTGATTGATACGAACGAGAGCCTTGGCCACCGAATTAACGGTGAGCGTTTGAGGATCTGCGAACATGTTTTACTCCTTGCAGTCTAAGTGTTGCAGTAACTAGGCATCAAAGCCTCGTTACTGCTAACGAAGCTGCAATACCCATCTGTGTCCCATTGAGAAATGGGATATGGGCAACTGGAGCAACAAAGGACGTAGCTCGTGTCTTGTTCTCACGAACATACCTGATACCGCTACAAGACCAATCGTCTTGAGCCTTACCAGGCCACGAAGCTTCAGTCCGCGTGTGCCGCATGACAGAAACGTCAGACAGCGTCGCTGGGATAATGTTACGATTGGCCGTGAAATATTGGCCAATGTCCGAACCCCAGTCTATCAGCCAGGACCACGGAATAAGTTCCCACATCGATGAAGCATCGAAAGTGGCACCCAAAACCGCGCGCCTAGCAAGAGCACGCATCTCAGCTGGCCTTGCAAGACTTAAACAGTCACCAGCAGGCATCCACCTGCAATGGGCTTTTATAGTCAAGCAAGTTACTACATCAAAGTCTTCACGCAAAGTGAAGTTCTGCGTCTGGATGAATTTATTCACCTTAGCAGAATTGGTGCAGTTACCAATTGAGACAGTCCGTCGAAGACCGTGCTGGGAACGAAGTCTTTGGATCTCGCCGACTCGGTGATTAACCTGGTCAGTGAAATCCATTAACCTCACTAAGTCACCAACAACGGGACGAATCCCGAATTGGTACATTAGGTTGTTATTTCCTATATTCTTGAAGAAGGAATTTCCTGCATCTTGAATAAGGTGAAATAACTCTCCCAGTTGCAACGCGTTAGTCACCATGTCCACATAAGGACGTGATGGATTAGTTCGTGCAGCTGCCTGAGTGGCAGCATCGGCGTCGAAAATGTCATCGACGAGCGTCAAGTGGTCGAAACAGTGATTGGTATCCAGCATATCAACTCGATAGTCTGTAAACCAACTAGAGAAGAACCCAACATTTGGTTTGTTGAGTCTACCTCCTGTCACCGTTTCATGGAAGACGTTAAGGGGCGCATTATCACCTGATCCGATAACATCGGAACAAGTGTGATACGACTCCCAGACGTTGCCCCCACCAATGGTAGAGCCAAAGCGTCCACCGTAGTTTTTAAACTCTACGGTACTGGCGTTTCGAACTCTACCAGGCATGACGATTACTCCAGTTATTGAGGGAAATGGACTCATTTGGAGCACAAAAGCTCCGCGTGAGAGACATGTGAGGATAGCACGAACGCTATCC